GTACCAGCCCCGCCAATCCCAGCACCACGAATACACCGGCCAGCATCAGAAGAGATGTGCCGATCTCCGCCAGAGACATTTGGCTGAACTGCATCAACACAGGAGCCAGTACTGCAAGGGCCGCTGCTACGATCAGTGTTGCCGCAGCTCCAGGAAGAGCCGTGGTCATAGCGAACATTGCCAGAGCTATGATACCCAGGGTTCCCGCCAGCATGACCATTGCCTTGGCGATCTCGCCCCATGAATATGCAGCGAACTCAGAAAGAACCTGAGCTATCTGCTTGAGCGAGATGGCCACAATGAGAACACCCGCCGCCGCTATAGGAGCCGTCGGAGGAATGACCCAAAGTGCCGCGGCGATAAGGGTAAGAGCGCCGAGCATTACGACGAGGCTCTTACCGATCTCTCCCCACGACATTGTTGCCATTTCTTCCAGGGATTTTGCTATCATTTTGAGCGAGATAGCGACTCCGAGCACACCGATAGCAGCCAGAGGCGCAGTCGGCGGAATCAGCATCAGAGCACCTGTAACTATGGCCAGAGAACCAGCCAAAGCGACCAGACCATGGGCCATCTCATTCCAGCTAAGACCCGACAGGTCTTGAACTGCACTGGCGAGGATCTTGATCCCTGCCGCCAGAAGAACGAGTCCAGCACCTTGGGCGATTCCGCCCTTGTTGACCTTGGCGAACATCGTGAAGAGAACGAGAGACCCCAGAAGGGTTCCGACTCCGACGAGACCCTTGGCCAGTTCGTTCCAACTGAGACCTGAAAGCTCCGTTACAGAACTTACGAGGAGTCTGATAGCCGCTGCCAGAGCTATGAGCCCCAAACCAACCGCGATCATTCCACTTGGCACCGGCATGAACGTCATGGCAGCCGTGAGACCACCAAGAAGAACGGTGACTCCCGTCAGACCCTTGACCAGTCCGTTCCAGTCCAGACTTGCGAGGTTCTTAACCGCTGCCGACAAGACAAGGACAGCACCCGCCAGAAGGATGAGAGACCCCATCACGAACGGCATCTTGGCGAATCCAGCTGAACTGACGAACTTCTGGAAGAGAACCAGACCGCCGATCAGCTGACCAAACATCACCGTGATAGCGGCACTGCCTCGGGCGAGACCTTCCGCGTCTATCTTGGAAAGGACGTTCAGAGAAACCGCGAGAATACCGACCGCTATTGCGATCTGCAGGAGTGTGGCTGCCTGGAGAGCGTTCTGCATGCCCTTAAGAGCACCGGTGACTCCCTCGATGGCGTCATTGATGCCATCCAGCATTCCAGCGGGCCCGTTACCCATGAAGTTCTTGAGCATGAGGAGGAGTCCGGCGAACATTGCCGTATTGAGACCGGCAAATACCTTCCCGAAATCCATGCCATCGAACATGCCCATGATGTCGACACCGAAGTTCTTGAAGACCTGCGATATGCGACTGCCGAGATCCTGGAAGAAGGAACCGACGTTCTTCATGACGGTCAGAACCTTGGACCAAACCGCTGATACTACTTCCCCGAGCCTACCAAGAGGTTCGAGCTTCTTGGATATACCGCCGATGGCCTTTTCGGCACTGCCACCATCGACATCCTTGAACATCTTCCCGAGGAACTCGGCGAACTTCTGAAGCAGCTTGATCGGGATGGCCAGAACTGTGCCAATTCCCGCGAAGAGATTCTTAAGTCCCTCTCCCTCGCGAATAGCGTTCCTGACCTTAACGAGCCAGTCACCGATCTTCGCTGTGAAGCTGAGGAATCCACCAGATCCCTGAGTAGCCACACCGATCAGACCAAATATGGTCTTTACGATCTGACCGATGATGTCAATGCCGATGCTGAACACGGCAAAGACACCAGCGAATGTTCGTTTGATCTTGTCTGCGGTTTCACTCCCGACTTTCAGCTTCTCGGTGAAATCCCGGAATTTGATAGTCAGATCATAAAGTTGCTTTCCAGTGGTTGCTGGAAATATAGATCGAAAGGCTTCGCCAATCGGCTTAAGAACCGATGCCAGAGCTTTGAAGATGTTGCCGATGCTGTCGATAAGCGCAGTACGCCCACCGAGATCCTTCCAATCGGAAAGCATCTTATTACGAGCATCAGTGGACTTCGAAACGAGTCCGCCGATAACGTTGCTGACCCCAGTGAAGAGCCCCTTGGCTTCCGTGAAGTCACCAAATATGAGCTCCCATGTCTGTGTCCACCCCGAGCCAAGAGCTTCCTTGGTGGTGTCGAACAGCTGTGAGAGGGTCTTGACTTCTGTCGCAGCGCTTCGAGCCATCGCAGCCTGAGACTGGATGGCCTGGATCTCAGCCTTGTTGAAGCCCTGTGCCGCAAGCTCAGCATCGGACAGGTCGCCCGTGAACTGAGCCAGAGTTTGGGTCAGAACCTTGGACGTCAGCCACGATTCCTCGCCGGGCTTAGCCGTGATGGATTCGCGGAACGACTTGCCTTCGATGGTGACGTTCTTCATGTCACCCTTGAGCTGAACAGCACCCCTGCTCAGGGTTCCGAGCTTCTCTGCATTCTGAGCCAGAGCACGCTGGAATACGGTACCACCCATACCGGCATTGACAACCGAGTTCCAGTCCTCAAGAGAAACCCGGCCTGCGGATATCGCTTGAGAAAGCTGATACATGGCAGTGGATGCCTGCTGGGAATTGGACCCAGAAAGCGCCGCTAGGTTGGCAATACCCTTAATGGCCGCCGTAGATGTCTTGAGATCGACACCGGCAGCCGTGAAGGTGCCGATGTTCTTCGCCATCTCAGAGAAGTTGTAAATCGTCTGGTCGGCGTAATGGTTGAGCTCATCGAGGGCTGCATTAACGTCCCTGAGGTTTGTTCCAGCGGCCTGGGTATTCGCCAGGATCGTCTGAATCGAATTCAGGTTCGTTTCGTACTCGCGGAAACCACTCGCCAGAGGGGCGAAGCTGAACGAGTTGAGAAGCTGCAGACCTGCCTGGGATGCCCTTGCGCCGATGCTTGCCAAGGCTCCCGCGGCGATCGTCCCCAAATTAGAGAACCGGCCAGCCAGGGACGCGACATTGCTCTCAAGACTGCTAAGCCCATGAGCCGCACTGGAGGACTTCGACAGACCGTTGGAAAATTCCTCGGTCGACTTTCGAGCTGACGTAAAGCTCTGGGATATGTGAGAGCCGAAGGTCTGAACACGAGTGGCTGCGTCAGAAACTCCGGAAACAAATCTCCCGACGGCTGACTTGGCGGTTTCCATGTGCTGGGATGACTGCGACACAGTAGTCGAGAACTGACCAAGGGAGTTACGACCCTGGTCCATCTTCTGTCCGAACTGATGTGTCGCAGTCGCAGTTGCGGAGACACTCGTGGTGAACTGCCCCAGAGAGTTCCGGTTCTGCTGAATATGCGCGTCGAATTGCTTACTGACGGCCTGAACCCCAGCAAGCCCCTTGGTGACCCCCTGGAGCTGGAGCCCCTTGTTCAGTCTTTCCAGGGCAGCAAGAGTTTGCTCAACGCCGCGGACGAAGTCGGCGTTCTGGAACTTCATTTGAACGACGCGTTCGTCGATCGAACTCATGCGGAGGTCACCGCCTTCCATACCTGTTCTGCGATGGAGTCAAATATCGGACGCATCGCGGGGTTGATGTAGTCGCGGCCCTGTACATAGCCCCCGGTTCCGGTGCCATAACCGAGCTGAAGCATGATGGCGACCGGAAAACCGTTTTCGACATCGCTATTGGTCCATTTGATCGTTACGGCTCTCCCAGACCTTTCAATCTGGTAGTCCCAAGAGTCTGATGCCAGTCCCGAATCTTTGGGGCTTGCTTGACCCAGGGCTGACACTCCCTTCCGAGCTTCAGCATCGAGCGCTTTGAAAATATCGCCTTGCTTCATTCTCCGAAGGGAGTCTTCCGTTCGCTTGCCCGAACGGGTCGTGACGAACGAAAACAAGTCAGCTCCTTGTTCGCCTTAGGCGACGCGAGCGGCCCTGAGTGCTGCCGCAATCCGCCGTGCGATGTATTCGTGTCCTGCGTCCGTCGGGTGAACGGTGTCGCCACCGGCCGATCCGATGAAGGCCGCGAGATTACCTGAGGTGATCCACGGACTTCCGGTTCCTTCGATCTTGATGCCGCTGGCGTCGTAGACGTTCCCTGTTACCGGGCTCGCGAACGGAAGACCCGCAGCAGCCGCGGCTGCTTTGATCGTGTTGTCCGTGTTCGTGATACCGGCGGTGGGGGAAGCCACATTGGAGAAACACCCGATGGTCATGATTCGACAATACGGGAGACCCGCCTTGGCCCGACTGAATACATCGTCGACAGCGGTCCGAATGGCCGTCTGGTCGCCGGTGTTGTCGTTGTATCCGCCCCAGATGACCATGACATCGGGCTGAGGCAGAATTCCGTCGATGTCGAGTCTGGATCCGAACGTGACATGAGAACCGGGCGTAATATAGCCCGTACCGCCACGTCCCTGGTCCCATACGTCCTGGAAACCGAGAAGCCTTCCGGCTCGCATCAGCCAGGTACCTTGACCGGCACCGACATTCTTGGCGGAACCATCGGTGAGCGAGTCTCCGTAACCCATGAACCGGCCACCGTTGGGCGGGGAAGCCCAGATGGAAGTGTCCGGGGGAAGGTAGACACCACCGAAGGGACACGTTGTCAGGTCGATCCGAATATCGCGGATAGCCGCGGTTCCGAAATCGATCTTCATGATGTGACCCGAACCGATACCGCTTCCACCGATGCTCTGCATCTGATCGGTGAGCTTGCGGCCGTTGATGTGGAGTCGGTACATCGTTGCGGTCGAGATGTACTTGAACCGGAACTCAATGTATCGAGAATCCGTAGAGAACTGAACGCTCCAGTTTCCCTG